TTGATTGGACAAGAAGCGCTTCTACATTACAATTTAAAACTGGTGGCTCTCATTTAAATATTGGTTCTGGTTCTGGAACATCAGGGAGTGCTGATTTTACTTTTATAGCAGATGGTAGCTATTGGTACTTTACTGGAGATTTAAACATGATTGCAACAGTAGATAATGTTGAGGTTTACCCAATAAACGCTAAAAACAACGCAACAACTGTATTTTATGGTGATGAGCTTGTAACTAATTCTACTTTTGAAACTTCTTCATCTAATTGGACATTAGTTTATTCTGGAGGTAGCGGTAGTGGAGCAAGTATAGATGCAGCTAATACATCAAGTCCTTTAGATGGTTCAAAAGATTTAAAAATTGTAAATACTAGCGCAGGAGAAAATGCTGGTGCTGTTAGTAATGGTATTAGTTTTATAGCAGGGAAAACTTATCAAGTTTCATATAAATATAAAGCTAGTGATACAGGATGTAAAGGAAAAATAGGGCATGTAAATAATAGCACAGGTGGCTCTCATATAGGAGGTTCTGTACAACAAAATTTAGATAATACTACAGAAACCGACCATAGTTATACTTTTACATCCACAGAAACAGAAACTAATTATGTAACATTTATTGTTCCTGATGGAGTTACTTTGCAGGTAGATAATGTATCAGTTAAAGAAGTAGGTGTAGCATCAGGCTGGACAGATGCAGACCAACAACTTGATATACCTCAAACAGCTTTGCAGTCTTATAGTCAAATTCCTTATAATTTTACTAAAGGTGGCTCAAGTAGTACTTCTCATTTTTATACTTGCGATGCTTCAGTAGGAACTGTAGTTAATAATTCTTTTACTTTATCTATGTGGCTATTTTCACATGATGAAGATTCAGGAACTCAGTTTTTATTTGCTGTTAATGATAGAGATGCTGGTTATAATACAGAAGAAGGATTTGCAATTAAATGGTTAACAAATGGAAATTTGCAATTTAGTTATCAAATAAATGACGGAGGAGATGTTCATTCTACAACTGGTCAAATATTTGATTCTAACGATTTAGGAAAATGGTTTCATTTTGCTATAAGTCACAATTATTCTAATGATACTACTTCTGTTTATAAAAATGGACAGCTTATAACTACTAAAGACCACTCTACGACTATGGATTTAAATATAGGTGGCGGAACTACGCAAGTAGATGTTCACTGGGGTGATGCTAGTGCTTTTAAAGGTTCTAACTTAAAAGGTGCTATGAATGAAATGAGTGTATGGAATACTAATTTAAATGCATCTCAAATAGATGAAATTTATAATAATGGTAGTCCTTTAGATTGCACTACTCATAGTGCTTCTAGTAATTTAACAAATTATTGGAGAAATAATGGATTAGCTGTATGGCAAGACTTAGCTGGCAGTAATAATCTTACTCCTACAAATTTTACAGAAACAATGCTTATTACAGCAGGTGTAGACAGTTCAAGAGATTCACAAGGATTTTTTATGAATAAACAAAGAACTACTAATAGTTTGAATTTTCCAACGGTTTTAGGGGGAAATAGTAATAAAGAGTATGCAGTTATACCTACAGGTAGCGGAACAACACCTGGAGACAATTTACATTTTGTAGGAAGACCTTTTTCATTTACTTGTTGGGTAAAAACTCATTATGTAACAGGAGCAGCACAAATTATATTTGATAGAGGAGATGGAACTGATGGATATTTATTAAAAGTTTCAGGAACAGGTATACCAGTATTTACCACAGAAGAAGATAATACAGAAATATCTGCTACAGCTTCAGGGGGTAATGGAGGTTTAACTTCAGGTGTAATGACTAATGGTATTTGGTATTTTATTGCGGGAACACATGAAGGTACTGCTTTTAGTGCAGACCAAAAATTATATGTAGGTACCTCAAATATAACTCCAGCTCTTATTACGACACAAGCAAATGGTGTAGGAATGGAAACAAGTGCAGCTAATTTATATATAGGACGAAGATTTAATGGAGGGCTTCCTTATAATGGTGAAATAGACGACTTATGTTTTTATGATAATAAGGAATTAACTTTAAAAGAAATAACAAGAAATTATAACGCAGGTAAAAGGAGTCACAGATAATGGCACATTATGAAATGTATTTTTGTATACCTAGCAGTGCATTTAATAGTGCTGTTGGTGACAAAATAAAAGGGTTATACCCTATAGTAGAATCAGTTAATGAAGAAACTGATGAAATAACTTATATGTCAGCACCTACATGGAATGATATTATAATGAGTGGTAAAGTAGGACCACCTAGATATTCACACGATAAGTCTTATGTTATCATTAAAGGTGAATGGTCTATGAAAGATGGTGTACTTACAGAGCTTATGGAACTAGGTTATGGATTAGATTATCCTAACTTTACAGTTTTAACTAAAACAGAAGCACAAGCATTAGTAGCTAGCGATACATTTACAGGAGAGTAGTATGTATAAAATAATTGGGAGAACTAAAATATAATGGCTATATTTATATACTGTGAAGACTGCGAAAAAACGGTAAAGCCAGGCAGTTGTAAGCATAAAAAAAATTTTAAAACAAGCTCTGAAAAAATGAGTAATTATATAAATATGAGAAAAACTTGGAGTGGACAAACTAAAGTAGAGTTTAGCACAACAACTATGGACCAAGATATAGCAGATAGGAATAATAGATAGTGGCAACATTTAATGCACAATTACAAGACTTAGTAGGAGAAGCAATATCAACAGATACTGATGCTATGGACCAATTTTTAAGAGATGGTCTTAAACAACTATACAATGTTTTGCCTCCTGATAAATTATTAGAGTGTGTTACACATACAGAGCTTAGTAATTCACCTTCTACACTTTCATTAAATACAAACACTATTGGACCTATAATGGCTGTAACAAGAAAAGATTCAAAAGGGTTTAATCAAATATGTAGACAAGTGTCCCCTATATTAGCATCTAGAGTTACAGATACTAATGATTTGATGCACGCAAAAGAAACAGACCCAGTGTATTTTATTAAAAATTCTGTACTTAATGTATTTCCAGACCCGACTGGTAGTCAAACTGCAGAAGTATTATATTTACCACTTACGCAGATAGCAAATGGTGATGATAATATAGCTAACTTATCTAATGATATGGAGTACATTGTGGTTTTATATGCTGCAATTAAAATGGCTGAATATTTACTTGCTTCAGAAGAAGATACAGAACTTTATGTTCCTATGATTACAGCATTAAAGCAAGATTATGTGCAGTCTTTGCAAATGATGGGTGTTGCAAGTGTGCAACCGCCTAGACAAATGGCTCCTGCTACTACTGGTGGAGGTAGAGATGACAGTTAAAGAATTGATACAACAAATAGAATATACAATGGGAAGGCAACCCGAACAGTATATGTTGCAACTTATAAATGATGCATTGATGGATATGTCAGGTAAAGTACAGCATTATACTACAGAAAAAATACAAAATTTAAATTCAAAACAAAGATGGTATAAATTAGATGACTCTGTTATAGATATAACAAGAGTTGAAATTTTAGATAACAATGATAGATATGTGAGAATACCTATGTTGGCAGACTCGCATAGATTATTAAAAGATGATACAGACGAAACGTCTGATTCATTAAAATAGGAGTAAAAAATGGCAAGTACAGTAACAGCCTCAACAATGACAGTTACAATATCTGAGTCAATAACACTAAATGGTAAAAACCAAGGTGGTACACAAACTTTATCAATTCCTTCTATAGCAACAGTATCAAGAAGAATTGTTGACGTTCCTGCGTCTGAAGTAGAAATTCTTGCAATGGACGCAGCTGTAGCGGCAGGGACATTTATAACAGGTGATGTATTATATATAAGAATTACAAATTTAGACGACACAAATCATATTACTTTAACTTTTAAATCAGCTGGAAACCATGAATTTGCTGTTAAAGTAGACAAAGGTCAATCATTTATATATAATGGTGATTTAGCTGCAGGTGTAGCATCAACAATGGATGCTAATGCAACTGCGTTAACTTTAGCTTTGGATGATTTAGCAAATGTAACAGCTATAGCAGATACAGCCGCTTGTGATGTAGAAGTTTTTGTTGCATGTAAATAGGAGTATAGATGGCTACAGATAAAAGAAGTTATCCAAATAGTTATTTTGCATGGTATAATGACGATGAAAGGTTAGCTTTAGTATGTAAAGTTATATCTAATGATGTTAGCGACACAACTGAAACTACAATAGATAAGTATGATACGTATTCTGGTAGTAGTGTTACAGGAGGTCTGCGCATACATACTCATTCTAAGTATGGTAAAGTAGAAGAAGTAACAGATGATTTAAAAGCTAACTCTGGATTAGATACCTCATTACATTCTTCAATAATAGATTATGTAAAATCTAGATTATTAGAAGATATGGGAGACCTGCAAAGAGCTGGTTACTATAGAAACAAATATGAGAGAACTATTAAAAGGTACCCTCATAGAAAAAGTGGAGTAAGAGCTTTATCAGTTCCTAGAATGTAAAATGGATATACTAAATGTTATAGAACAGTTTGGAGTGCCAGTTGCAATGACAATGGCATTTGGTTTTTTTATATGGAAACAAAATAACTGGATTCAAGACGATTTAAAAAAAGATTTAGACGAAGCTAATGATAGGTTTGAAGGTATTGTTATAAAGCTTATAGATTCGCAAAAACAGATGCAATTAGAGCAAAAAGATATTAAAGCAAGCTATAGAGCGATTGTAGAAATACTTGCTGCATTAAGCGGTAATGGGCTTAAAGAAAAATTTTTAAGAAATAGAAATTACGAATAACACTAGGAGGTATTATGCCAGGAGTAGGTAAAAAGAAATTTCCTTATACAGCTAAAGGTAAAATGGCTGCAAAGGCTTACGCTAAGAAAAAAGGATTAAAAGTTACAGACGCATCTAAACGTATGAAAAGGAGTTATTAATGAGTTTTATTAAAGATATGGTAAGTAAATATAAAGATGAAATTGTAGAGCAAATATTTACTGATGAGCTTCAAAAAAAATTAGTTGATAAATTAAATGAAAATATAAACATTCCATTTATTAATGAAAAAACAGAAGAAAAACATTTAAATAGTATATATGATGTAATGGAAGACATAGTAAAGACTGCAATTCAAGAAAAACTTTAAATGCCTAAACAAGTATACCATATAAAAGCTTTTGAAGGTGGTATCAACAAAAAGGCTGACCCAAGAGACATAGAAGATAATCAATTAGTAGAAGCTACTAATGTAAATGTTTCTAATGTAGGCAGAGTGACAATGCCAGGTGATGGTAAATCTTCGTTTGTTACAGTAAACGCAGAAAATGTTCCTGTAAGTCCTACAGATAGTGAAGGTCAAGATAGGTTTGATAACGAAACGCCCATATCGTCAGGTCATGGGCTATTTTCATTTACACACGATTATGATTTTAATAATACAAGTGTTGATGATAATACTGGCCCTAATGAAGTTAATACAGAATTTATATGTGTTAATGATGGAGCAGATATAGATATATGGACAGATAATTTTGAAGGAACAGATTATGGGCCTTGGAAAGATTCTCTTATATCTATGGGTACTGTACATAATACAGGCACTGATGGTAATAGTGAAAATTTATTAGATGTAAAAGGTGTAAAGCCTGTTTACTATAAAGCAGATAATGGTTTAAGAGTTTGTGATGCTAACTTTAGTGAAGAACAGTTAACAGCCGAAACTGCAATTTCTGTTTCAGCAGACTCTACTACATCATTTAATGTAGACGCTGGACATGGGCTATCTGTAGGAGAATATATAAAAATAGACTCTGAGGTTATGAAAGTAACAGTTTCAGCTGCTAGTTCTATAACTGTAGAAAGAGGACGTTTTGGAACTAAAATAGAAGACCATGACAATAATTCTAAAATATTTAAAATTAATGTACCTAAAGTATTTACTCACATTAAACGTCCTATGCTTAAAAAAGCAGGAGCTAATACAGATATAAATAGATGGGTACAAGATATACAGGTTCCAGAAGCGCCTAAGTATGGAGCTTTAAATGTATTTAATACTAATATAATAAATCATGACGGTACAAATTTATTATCTAATACAATCTATCCTTCTGAGCCTGAAAATGTAAATTTAGGAATTTTAAAATCTAATATAGTAAACGCAACTACATTTTCTTTGGATGCTAATAATAACCCTATAGCTTCTGTAACAACTTCTACAGAAACGCAACTAATATTAACTTTGACAAAATATTTAACAAATCCTAATGACCCTATAGATATTAATCAACATGAATTTGCTGTAGGTAAATTTTTATCTATATCTGGAGCTGGAGTAACAACAGCTTCTGGTACCGCTTTAAATGGAGTTTTTGAAATTGTAGGGTTTGGCTCTGGCTTAGGAGAGGTAAAAATAATTGGAGATGAAGATTTAGTTGGTTATCAAGGGGACGGAAATGAACAGATTATATTAGAAGATGAAATTATGGATGACAATCTTAAAAATAAATATATTTTTGGAATGTCTTATTTATATGATGGTGGCGGTAGCGAAATGCAAGAGTCTGACGTTACTACTGCTATATCAAATGGAAGTTTAATTTTTTCTGCAAATTTTAATTCTAGTTGGAAAACAGCTCCATCTGATTGGGCAAGCAACGCTTCTTTAGACACATCAAATACTAACAGTTATGACAAATCTAGCAATAATGATGATTGGGTTTTAAGCACTGCAAATGGTCAATTTTTATTTTATGATAACTCTAATGTTAGCGTAACACACTCTAACACTACTTATCAAGTAGATTTTACAATATTACATAGAAATACTGCTGGAGTAACTTTAAAAGCTTATGTTGGACTTGGTCCAGATTCAAATGCTGCTGCAAAGTCTAACCCTACTGCAGAAGGGTTTGTTCCTATTAGTGTAACATTAGCGGGTGCTGATGATGAAGGAACATATGTTAATATTTCTGGAATTGCAACCACAGGAAACACTGCAAGTAATGTAGATGAAAATGTAGGACTTGCAATACAAATTACAGGTGCGCATGATGGTTCTGATGAAGAGGTGTATATTTTGTCTGGTGAAAATTCTGGTCCACTTATTTCTGTTCGAAACACCACTACTACTATAATGTCTAAAGATAATGCTGTTGATTTTAGGACTGTTCAAGACATAGCAAAATCTTCTATAGCTTTTTTATGTAATAATTCTAGAACAGAAATTTTTAATTCTACAACACCAAATAATAGTTGGAATGAGCGTATAGAAGGTTTTAGAATATACATGAAACAGGTAGATAGCATAGGAGACGGTTTGGCAGATGAATGGTTAATGTTGTATGACGTAGATTTAAAAGAAGGTACATACATAATGCATGCTAAAGATAGTGATGTAGAAAATTTAAGGCTAGGTGATATAGATGGAGACCAATGGGGGTCAACCGAAACGACTGATTTAAGAGCTATTGTGACTGGAAATTTGTCTGGAGATACTATTAAAAATTTACCACTTATTACGTATGAGGCAAATAATGGTTATGAAGCAGGTACAAGTTTAGCCGCCAGATATAAAACAACAACAACTGTAGATAGAAAAGTGTATATAGGTAATTTAAAAATTGGTGACAAAACATTTCCAGATAGAATGTTACGCTCAGATACAGATAAATTTGACACATTTCCAGATGATGGTACACACTTTATTGATGTAGCTACTTCTGATGGTGAAAGTATTATAGCATTAGAATCTGTAGGAGATAAACTAATACAGTATAAAGAAAAAACTGCATATGTTATTAAAGTAACATCCGAAGGTGAAGAGCTTGTATCTACATTTTCTGGGGCAGGCGTAAAAAATCCATGTCAAATAGCTAAATCTAGCGATGGTATATTTTGGGTTAATTCAAACGGTATATATTATTATGATGGTGAAAAATTAAGTAATGTAAGTGCAGACAAATTTAGAATAGACAATTGGTTAACTAATGAAGATTTTAAAAGGCCTGTAATAGTAGGTTATGATAAATACTCTAACAAGTTAATTATATTAACAACAAATATTTCAGGAGCTTCAAGCAGTGGATATATATATGATATAACTAACAGCTCTATAACCCAACATGATAATTTATTTAATTGGTATCAATTATCTAATCCATCTGATGTAATAATTGGCAATACAGAAAGCGAACTATAATGGCAAGCAATGAAGAGTCAAATAAACCATTTAATTTAATAAGATTAAATGTTCCTATAACAGACGCATTTACAATTCCTCATACAGGTTCTAATGCTGCTTCTACTATTCCTGGGCAACCTCTTGTGTTACAAAGCACTGGAGATGATGCTAATGTACCTGTAGAACCTGTTAATATATTTAGAAGCAATATGATTGTATCTAAAAATGGCGGTCTTATAATGCTATCTCAAACAGACCAAGCATTAAATTTAGGGAATATATCTGTATGGGACGATTCTGCTAGAGATGTGTGGAATCATACAAAGGCTGCAGAAAAATTTAAACTAAGAACAAAAGATTTTGATTTAACAAGAACATCTACTACAACAAGTACTTATTCTGGCCCTAGTAGAAGAAAAAAGATTTATAAAATATATGTAACATTTAAGTGTCAAAGTTATGTTTCAGGAATTAAAGTAAACTACGCAACTAATGGTTCTAATAGTTTTACAGGAGAATTTCAAGATACTACATATTACAGTAATGCTAAAGGTTTTGATTCTTACAACGCTGGAACAAGTAGTAGTCAATGGATAACAGTAGGGCTAAAGCCAACAGCTAGCATTAATAATGTGTATTCAATAGCATTACAGTTTAGTTATGCTAATGCAGGCCAAGTTTCAAAATTAACTGCAAGCAGTGCATCTGGAAGTTCTACAATCACTTTAGCATCTGACGCTTCTGACACTGTTAATTATTATAATGGTATGCCTATATTTTTTTACAGTGGTAATGGTCAAGGTCAAATAAGAAAAATTACTGCTTATGACAAAGATAGTAAAGTTGCTACTCTATCTTCAGCATTAACTTATGGTGTGGGATTGTCAACCGCATACGATTTAGGCTACATACATTCATCATTTCAAATAAACGATATAAGTATAGTATATAGAGAAAAAAGTATTAAGTAATGGCTATTAGACAATCAAGAGGAATAACTTTAGGTAAAGGTACTCGACAACGTCTTGAAGGCCAAAATGGAGATATAACAATACGCTCATCTAGAAAAGGGCTAAAGTTATATGTAAAAGAATCTAATAAATGGCATAGTGTAGACCTTGATATAGACTTAAGGCAAATAGCATCTACTGTCAGAAGGTTAGAAGATGAAGTTAAAAGACTGTCTACTAAAACAAATAATACTCCTGTTGTAGATAAATTATTATTAAGACAGTCAGGCGGA